GCCATTGCCGCCTCCATATAGCCGAAACATATTTCGCCTGGTGCCGTGCATCCGCCCGCGCGTTATGCATCTCACCCTCGAAGGGGATCTCGTAACGCGGGTTAACCCCGACAGCGCGGCCCAGCTCAACGTTCGTCCTCACGTCGCGGTCGTTCCAGAACTCCCAAGGGCAGTACATACCATGACGTTCGAATGAGGCCCGGGTGATCACGTTGTCGAATGTGGCCCCGTTACCCCAGACCTGTAGGTCTTTAGCAATGCAGTTTTCATCAATCAGCCTTCTCAGCCCGCCAAGCGCATTAGTGATGTGCACGCGGTTATCGCTGGTGATCGCCGCACGCGCTTCAGCGCCTTGCTTCATCCACCATAGAATGGTGCTGGGGTCTGCCACTGCATCACGCACCAGAGAACTCTCCAGATCCACGACGGCATAAAACTCCGGCCCCAGCTCGCCGGTAGAGGGTTCGAACAACACGGCCCCGATAGCGATAATAGGTGCGGTGGGCTTGTTTCCCATCGTTTCGAGGTCAATCATTAAGTGGTTCATTTAGTTAGGTTCCTGCTCTGATTCTGCTGGGGATTTAGGCATCCCGCACTCCGGCTTTTTAAAATTCGCCTCAATGGACTCGCCAAGTCTTTTAAGCCAGTCGGCAAGTTTCAACGCGGCTTCTTCAGGCGATTTCTGAGTCGGGAAGTCGGTGATCACAATGCTGGCATCGTAATTCCCGTAACCGTCACGGTTAATCGTCATCCCCTGCTCCAGCACAGTCTGTTGATTGCTGTGCTTGACGTAATAACGCGACTCAGAGGAACCGCTGCTGCGCTCTTTGACGTACGAGACCAGCTCAACTTCGGTTGTCACAGTTTTACCCATGTCGTCTTCAATGCGCTGAATCATTTTGTGGAAAGTATCAGCCATCACTCACTCTCCTGCTTCGGTGTTGCAGGTGGCTCGATGTAGTACCAGTGCGTCGCGCTACTGCATACCGCCTTGAATAGCGATGCCGGAACAAACCGATAGCGCATGTCTTCGTGAGGAGTTGGTGTAAAAACACAAACCCTCCGTTCACTTTTCGGATCAGGCAACTGATCGCGGACAGAAATCCAACCATCCGGAGCCACCGGAGAGTTGAGTTGTTCGGAATTACCGAACGACTGAGGCGCGGCACGTAAAGTGGTGATAGCGGCTTTCGCCCTATCCCACGCATCATGCTGCCTGTCAGATATGCGCAGCACTTCTTCCATCGCCGTAAGTAATTCATCACGCACTACCGGCGCGGCTACCTGGCTTGCTTCATCTATCGCAATATCAGCAGAATTTGAGATAGTCGCACCTAGCTTCTCGGCAAACAGCGGTACATAGACAGCAGTGTCGTTCGCTGCATCCGGCTGCTGCTCCAGCGTGTAACATGCTCCTGTGAATCGGTTCATGTATCGCACAGGCTCCTGCTTATCCCGCTCCCGGCGCCCCATCCTCCCTGCGGCCATCTCCATTATTGCCACCATGTCATCAGGCAGAATGTTGCAATGATGTACGCCTAGTTTTTGCTGCTGTTTGGCGTACGCCAGGATGTGCTCAAACTTTTCTTTGCTCAGTGTCATGGGTTAATGGCTCCTGAATCCGTTACAACCGCGAAGAAATTCGACGATATAGCCCTTCATCTTTTCAGCCATGTCGCCAGACCACCCTTCAGGTGGCGTCCATGCCTCAACAATGTCAGCCATCTTTTTAGCTTTTGCTGGCGTCACATTGAGCGGGTCATTGGTATGCTGCTGGTCAACGAGTTTTTCCATGCCAGGAATATCCAACACCGCAAACCACGTCCCATTTGACATGCCGATCCCGGGAATGCGTTGCCCACTACGACGTTTATCTACTAGAGCTACTGTCATAATCACTCCCCCTCAATCTTCAGGCTGAGGCCAGCGGCGGCAGCGGCTGATTCTTCATGCGCTCGCTTGGAGGCGTTAAGAATTACTGCCAGTGGTGTATAGCCTCCATCCATTCTGATTGTGTTGTGAATGGTCGCCATCGTGTCTCGAAGCTTGCTGTGGCTCTCTGCCAGCTCAGCAATCCGCGCTCTATCAGCATCACGCTCTGCCAGCAGTAGCTTGATGACATCAGCCGCACTCTGGCATTGATCTACAATGCTCACATCACAACCGGATTCGTAGCCGTTCTCATGCTCGAAGCGAAGCTCTACCGTATCTCCGTCAATGTCTTCCGGATCATATCCGGCGATATTTTCCAGAATATTGATATTGTTCTCAGCCGCCTGTTTCAGAGCTGCGTATTTGTCGCTCATACAGCCTCCCCGTTGCGCAGCTGGGCGGCGATATCTTCCAACACACCATCTGCGAATGACCGTTCAAAATCACCCTCTGGGGCGTCAGCCATAAACTCTGTAGACGTGAGGATCATGCGAGCAATATCGGCGGCGTTCTTTGCTGTATCCTCAATGAAACCAGCCTCCCACGCAGCTAGCATTCTGTTTGCCACGAAGTAAGCGCCTTCTTTGTGCGCCTGCGTCAGTTGCTCGCGCTGCAAGGTTTCGGTGACTGCAGCTGCTGGCTGCTGCTGGGACCGGTCATCTGCCGCGCTACGGACAATGTTCATCGCGCGAATGTAGGCAATATTTAACGCCTCCAGGCGGGAGGCCAGCTCAGTTACGATTGCTGAATAGGTATCGATCTGCTGAATGCTGGTGGCATAACTGTGTGCCGTTCTCACCAGCTCGATGATCGTCATGGCTGCGAGTTGCTCTTTCATCAGCGGGTCTCCAGCAGTTCGTTAAAGCGATTCATGAACAAACCGTAGGCCTGGCCCGGGCGGAGCGGGATTATCTGGATGAGGTCGGACTCAGGCACACCGGCAAGAATCGGCCAGGGCGTGCCGTCGTCGATCTCCAGATCCCGGCGCTCGGTTGCTAGCATGATGCGGTCGGCATATTTGACTACATCTGAATGTTGAAACGGCAGGCCGAAAGCAGAGCGGATCAGGTCATCAACCATTGTCTCGATGCGGCGGTAGTCCGGCAGCAGCGCTTTCAGTGGCGCGGGCATGTCCAGGCAATAAGCCTCGGCTGCGTCGTGCAGCAGCGCTTCAAAGGCGAAATCATGCGGGACGATCTGGCTGCACAGAACGGAGTGCTGCGCCACGCTGTAGAACTCCGGCAGGTGGCCGCCAAAGCGGCAGAGGTTACTAAGGGCAATAGCAATATCCTCGATCACCACGTCGTCAGTGGAGGCGTTGAGGTAATCGAAGTGCTTACCGGATGCGGTCTGGATAAAGCTCATTTGTGGTTGTTCTCCATATTACGCGCTGCACCGCGCCTGAATTTTGGTTGCAGCAACCCAACCCATTGCGATGGGGTAGGTCACTGCTTAGGGGTTATCGTTTGGCTTCGCCGCCGAGCGCCGTAATCAGATTATTGAGAAGGGCAGCCAGTTCGCCGGTCATCAGGACGAAGTCAGCATCAAATCGAAGGGCGGCATCGTCCCGATCAATATCGTCGTTCTGGTCGCGCAGCTCGTCGGCGAACCGGAGGCGCTTAATCGCCGCGTCGTCGCTCAGCACAAAGTTGATGCGCTGCTGCCAGTCCAGCGACAGCTTGGTTACCAGCTTTCCAGCATCGAGGTGGGTGGTGATCTCGTCACTGGAGAGCTCCTGCTTTTTGAAGCGGCCGATGCCGCCATCTTCCAGAATGGCTTTGAGCTCGGCTTCATCGCCCAGGGCGAAACCCTGAGGCGCAGATCCAGAACGCACCCATTCGGTCATCGTCAGCTCTATCGGGGTTTCCATCGTCAGCGGTACCACCGGCAGCGATCCCAGAGTCTTACGCAGCAGCGCCAGCGCGTCTTCAGCCCGGCGGGCGCTGGCAGAGTCGACCAGCACCAGGGCGTCATTGAGGTTTACCCAGATGCGGATCGTGCTGCTGCGGGTGAACGCGCGCGGAAGCAGGGAGTGGAGCACCTCATCGCGCAGCGAGTCTTTTTCGTTTTTCTTCAGCTTGCGGCCCTGTTCGGCTTCCAGCTTCGAAACCTTCTTCGCCAGCGCCTCGGTGATGACCTGCTTCGGCAGGATCTTCTCTTCGCGACGGATTACCAGCAGCAACTGGCCGCCGGTGAGGTGGAACAGCTGATCGGACATCGCGCCCAGCGGCGGTACCCAGCCAGCCTTAGCGAAGTCCTGGCTACCGCAGGGAGTGAAGCGGAGCGCCTCCAGCTGCTGCGCCAGCTTCGCGGTGCCGTTGTTGTCGACGATGATCACATCGCGGCTAAGCCGGTAGGCCATCAGGTTTTTGAAGAACGGGTTATTCATTTGGTTGTCCTCTGAGCGCCACTGCACAGGCGCTACGGGTTAGTTTCTCCACACAACACAGGAGAGCACCTGCGGTTACCTGCCGCCCGGGTGGATTGGGTTATGAGCCCGTCGCCCGGTGATGCTCTCGTGTGTTGCGTAAAAAGTGCGGCATGCGCACGGGTAGAGACAGATGCCGCCAAAGTAGCAACACAGCGATTACAGATTTGGCTTGTTCATGCGTGTAAATTTGATGAAAGAGACTCTACGAACTCAGCAAAACTCAGCGGTTCTTCGCCTTCAGCAAGGCCGTTAAAGTAATCTTCGTATGCCTTTTCCATCCACTTACCCTCATGCTTTACGACGTAACATTTAGCGAATCATCCCCATCTTCATACGCCTGGGGCGGCTACTACGTGGGCGTCCTGCCTGTTCGCTGTTGATGCTCAAAGTATGCGCATGAGAATAAAATTAGTCAACAGAGAATAATAAAAAGTATTCCCGTGAGATTTTGTCTACAGAGGGCCTGAGTGATTTTTTTTGCAGAAGTTGCTATATCGTGCTTATATACTGGATAGGTATACAGTTAAATTTACCTGGCTGATAACAGATTCACAGGCGAGTAAGGGGGGCAGTATGGGGACGTGGTTAGTCAGAACAGAGGCCGGAAAGTTTGATTACTCTCCAGCTTCTGACAGTGAGGTGGTTCACTTATTCAATTCAGGGATGAAGACTTGCATTATTGGGCCGACCACATCTTCTGGTGACCGTACCGATGCCAATGGGATCCGAGGGTCGTCTACTGATAGAAAACCTGCTCCATCCCCTGATATGTGATACCTAAAGACCGAGATAACACCAGAAATTGAGGTGAGAACGAGATCATTAGTGGCTGGCTTCTGTTGGGGATTTACGATCACCACTGCCCCGGTAGGAGCTTGAGCTATCCCTGTGTTGCGCTTGATAAAATAGGCGCGATAATGATCAGGAACTTCAGCAAACCAGGTAACTACTTCGCCAGTATCGCCGTTCTCGTCATAAACCTTTACCAGCTTCGATACATCGACCTTTTGGAGAGAGGAGTCACCACCACCAAACATAGAGCCAGCACCATTGATTAGCCAGTCTGCGCTAATCCCTAATGCTGCGGCCAGCTTACCGCTGTGCTTGGAGGTTTTGCTTCCTCCTGCCAGAATTTTAGAAATAACAGATTGTTCAATACCCGCAGCTTTTGCGAGTTTTGTCTGGCTTTGGAAGCCAGTTTCCGTCATGGCCTGAGCCAGTCGTTCGCCTAGTGTTTTCATCCTTCAAAGTTATTCCTGCAAGCATACCCTGTCAAAGTCGCTAGCGACTTGCATAAATCTATTCCCTAAAGCATAATCGAGAATAATTATGAAGGAGGGAATAAACCCATGAATCACGTTATCGAGAAAGCTATCAACATTGCAGGTTCGCAATCTGATCTGGCTAAACAGGTCGGCGTCGGCCAGTCCACGGTAAGTAAGTGGTTAAACGGCGCTGAAATCAGCTCCCGATACATCTCTGCACTCGTTAAGGCAACCAACGGCGAAGTTACTACAGAGGAGATTTTGAAATCTCTGCCGTCTTCATCTCCAGTAAATCCTAACCAAACGGCAGCATAGCCGTAACTACCAAAGGAAAAAGATCATGGTAGACAGCATCAAGGCAGCAATTACAGCTATGTGCAAGGCCCACCCGGGCGGACGTTTGGGCATGGCCGCCGATCTCGATATGAGCATCGATACCTTTCACAACCACATGTACCAGAAGTGCGGCAGCCGTTTCTTTACCCTGGCGGAGCTGGAGCGCATGGAAGACCTGTCCGGCGTTTCGATGCTGGCAGAGTACGCAGCCGCGCGTGTAGGAAAACTGCTGGTGGACGTACCTAAGCCGGAGAGCATTGATAACGTCGATCTCTATTCCCTCGACATGCAGGCGAACGCGGCGAAAGGGATGCTGGCGCAGGCGCAGATCGAAGCAGTTGGCGATGGGGTGATTGACCGTCACGAGAGGAAAAAGCTTTCCGACCTGTTCCGTAAAACCATCCGGCACCAGTTCCACGGTTTTCTGGGCTTTATGGCGCTGTACGGCGTTTCAGATCAGGCAGTGGAAGTGTTCATGACATCCAGAAAGGGTGACGCCCCGAGTGTGCAGCTCGAGGCGTCTGGCGCGTCATTTCAGTAAGTGGAGAAACTACGCATGAACAGTTTAAACCGATACAGACCAGCAACGCAATTTCGGTGCGAACCGATGGTTGGTAAAGATGCTGCGTTCGGCTATGCGCAAATATTACGTTCGGCTGATGGCGGCCGCAACTACCAGCCAGCAGGCAACATGGTAGGCGCGTTTTCGGCAATGAACGAGAAGGGGCGTAAGGAGTGGGAGAAATTAACCGCTGGTTTAAAGACCGCCGGGGGATCCCCGTCCGCGTCATCCGCTGGGAACCAGAATCGCAGCGCGTTATCTATCTGCGGACTGGCTACCCACACGAATGCTCCAGCCCGCTTCAAGTCTTCAAGCGTGACTTCCGAGAAGTTGAGGTAGGCCCAGATGAGCATGGAATTAATGGTCAGAGCCATGAAAGCTAAAGTTGGTAACCCGCTTCGTAAGCTCGTACTGATCAAGCTCGCAGATAATGCCAGCGATCAGGGCGAATGCTGGCCCTCCGTCCGCTATATCGCAGAGCAGTGTGAAATATCAGAACGCTCTGTGCAGAACCATATCAAACAGCTCGTTGAAGATGGCTTCGTGTCTGTTGAAGAGCGCAAATCTTCTAACGGCCTGAACCAATCAAACGTTTACACCCTCAACCTGCGCACTGGTGCAAATGCTGCACCCTCTGGTGCACGTCCTGCGCCAGAGGGTGAATCTCCTGCACCAGGTGGTGCAAGTGCTGCACCGGTTAGTGGTGCAGGAGCTGCACCCAGAATCAGTCACTTATCTGAACCAGTCAATGAACCAGTCAATGAAACATTATTTGATCTGGCCTGGTCGTTATATCCGAAGCGGGCAGGGGGCAACCCTAAAGCCTCTGCGCTGAAAGCCTGGGATGCTCGCGTTCGGGAAGGCGTAGCGCCTGCCGACATGCTGGAAGGTGTTAAGCGCTATGCCAAATTTGTCAGCCAGACAGGCAAGACCGGCACCGAGTACGTTAAGCAGGCCAGGACGTTCTTTGGTCCGGATCGGCATTTCGAAGACGACTGGATGGCTCCAGCCAGCTCCGCCATCAAGGAAGACCCGCTGTTTCGGTCCAGCTATGCCAACACCGATTATTCGCAGGGGGCTAAAGGCTTCCGGGTGGTGAACGGATGACAGCTATCGAGCAGGTATTTGCACATATCAAAGCTAACCCTGGCCTGCTGCCGTCCGAAATTGCAGCGGCTCTGCCGGGCGTTAACCGTAGCACCGCGTATGGCGCGCTCGAAAATCTCTGGGCATACGGAGAGATTGAGCGTCTGGAAGGTGCCGACGGCTACCGCTACTTCATCGATACAGCCAGGGGCAACGACGCCACGCTGGCGGAGCTGGAGAATCAGGCCCGTGAACTGGAAAAGAAGGGGCTACGCCGCCGGGCGGCAGCCGTATGGCTTGAGGCGTTCGACACGGCCCAGTCTGCCAACGATCGCGAACTGTACCGCCAGCGTCGGCTGCGCTGCCTGGCTGGAATGACTAAAGGCAACGGCGACGAAAGCTGTGTTGGTGGCCGCTACGTAGGAGGAAACGATGCTTAATCCATATTGCCAGGCTCTGACCGAACTACGCGCACGCCCGGCTCATGAGCTTAAAGAAGTTGGCGATCAGTGGCGCACGCCAGACAACATCTTCTGGGGTATTAACGCAATGTTCGGCCCGCTGGTGCTGGATCTGTTTACTGACGGCGAGAACAACAAATGCGAGGCGTACTACACCGCAGAGGATAACGCACTGACGCAGGACTGGTCCGAGCGTCTGGTCGAACTGCGTGGCGCCGCGTACGGCAACCCACCTTACAGCCGGGCTTCGCAGCACGACGGCGAATACATTACGGGCATGCGCTACATCATGCAGCACGCCAGCGCCATGAGGGAAAAGGGCGGGCGATATGTGTTCCTGATTAAGGCAGCCACCAGCGAAGTGTGGTGGCCGGAAGATGCGGATCATGTTGCCTTTATCCGCGGGCGTATCGGTTTCGATCTGCCGCACTGGTTCATCCCGAAAGACGAAAAACAGGTACCTACCGGCGCATTCTTCGCTGGCGCTGTGGTCGTGTTTGATAAGACATGGCGTGGTCCAGCGATGAGCTATATCAGCCGGAACGAGCTGGAAGCGCGCGGCGATGCGTTCCTGGCGCAGATCCGCCGTGAGGCGATGCGCTTGCTACCCCAAATCCAGCAACAAAATATTCCGGAAAATATTCCGGTAGTTGAAGAGGTGCAGGTGGTGGTGCCGGCAGCACCGGAACCAAAAACGAACAAGTTGGAAGCAGCGTTACCGCTTCGGCAGGAGGAGATTCTCTCGGTAAGCGGCGTTGAAGTATGGGCCTGCGTTCGCGCGGCGTTCGGCGACAAGGAAGAGTACACCTTCAAAGAGTCTAAGTTCGGTCACGTCTGGGCCGCTGACAGTGTTTCGAATCCGACAGCGGTTACCGTTCAGTAGGGTGATATAGCTGTGGCTGAGACGCTGATCGCGTCGCACCAGTCCACCAGCGAAAATGGGGAGGCAGCATGAAACAGTTAACCGTGCGCCAGCAGGAGGTCTTCGATCTGCTGGTGAGATTCTATAAAGAGCGTGGCTACGCGCCCAGCAATGCCGAGCTGGCCCGCATGATGGGGATCGCATCGCCGACCGCAGCGCACCTGATGCTTAAGGCGCTCCAGCGCAAAGGGGTGATCACAATCGCACCGGGTGCCCATCGCGGCATCACTATCAACCACCAGGCAACGCAGCGTCTTGTTCCGGTCAACCTCAATAGCACCGTAAAGCTGAAACTGACGGATGCGGCTATCGCCGAACTGAAGCGCCAGCACGACGAGCTGCGAGCTGAAAACCCGAAATTATCGCAGGTGTTCACCCCACCAGCAGCAGATGAAAACGGCATGGTGTCTATGCCGCTCTGGTCTGTCATGAACCACTTTGGATCGCTCTGCTATTGCGGTGCAAACCACCCATTCGAAATGCACCTGGTGCTGGAGGACGAATGAAACTGGTGCTGCCGTTCCCGCCGAGCGTTAACACCTACTGGCGCGCCCCGAACAAGGGGCCACTGGCAGGCCGCCACCTGATCAGCGCCAAGGGCCGTGAATATCAGAGCGCTGCATGTGCTGCGATCGTTGAGCAGTTGCGCCGCCTGCCGAAGCCCTCCAGCGAGCTGGCAGCGGTAGAGATCTTCCTGTTCCCGCCGGACGCCCGCCGCCGGGATATCGACAACTACAACAAGGCGCTATTCGATGCGCTGACACACGCTGGCGTGTGGGCGGACGACAGCCAGGTTAAACGGATGCCGGTGGAGTGGGGCCCAGTGACGAAGAAGGGAAGGGTAGAGATCACTATCAGTAAATACCAACCGGCGGTTGCACCCGCCTGCA